AAATGTTTTCATAGGGTATGGACAACTTATTAAATCTTTATCTTTTTCCAACATTGTAAAGATAGTCTTTGATTGAAAGTCAATATCTGAGTCTATAAATAATAAATGTGTGTAGCCATCTGCATGATTTAACATTTCAGCTACACACAAGTTTCTACCTTGTGTAACTAAAGAGGATTTCATCAAAGTAAAACTACATAATATTTTTCGTTGTATACAATCTTGTTGAAACTTTAATACAGCTTGGCAGTAATGCATAGACACATCACTATGCACAGGGGTACATACCATAATCTTATGTGGAGAATACATACCAACATTTATTTCTGTAACTCCCTCTCCATTTACTTTATTGTTTTTAATTGTTTGATAAGTGTCTGGATTTTGTGCTACTGTTTTAGTCGGATCTGTTTTAGTAAACCAGATGGGTTCATTGTTAGCGCCTTGCGCTTTATTACTTTTTTGCATTTACCGCTCCTTCCAAAAATCTTTTCCAAGATGTACCGATTTTATTCCAACCATAATATGCTTGAGCATATGCAGATTGACATTCTAAATGATTATGTATTTGTTCTTCGTGTAAAGTATTAGCAGCTGCATCAATACCCATTGCAAATTTTTGAGCTAAGTTTCTATAGTTTGATTCGTAAGGAACATACATAGGAAACTCTGCACCTGTCTCAAACAATGCACCATAATTAGTTGTAATACAATACAACCCTGCAGCCATACATTCTAATAAAGATATACAAAACGTTTCTTCAAATATACTTGGATAAACATACATATTATATTTATGTAAATTATCTTTTATATAACTGTTTGGTTTGTACCCTATATAATTTACGTTTGGTAATTTATGAGCTTGTTCGTATAGTTTTATATAATGATGGTTATTTTCTCGATAAAAATCTTTACCATATATTTCGCAAGAAGAATAAACATCTAAGGTTACCAAAGGATTTTTAACCAACTGCATAGCTCCTAATAATACAGATAGTCCTCTCCATGGTGTGTTTTGATGTATGATTTTTATAGGTTCACCTTTTTCGTAAGGTTTAGATTTTTGTATTCTGTCTATACCATTTTTAATAACTACTGATTTGTGTGTAGGTATATCAAAGTGATTTCTAAAATGTTCGTAGTTCCAATGACTATTAAATACATACCAATCGTATTTGTCATGATTAGATTTATCTTTAAACCAATAATATAAATTACCTTGATCGTAAGAATTTTTTTGCCACAAAATATTTACTTTTGTAGGATGTAAAGGAATCTTTTCAGGCACCGATGTACAGATTTGTACTTCGTCTAATAATTTTGAATCGACATATCTTGTTAAATAGTCAAACTGTAATTCTGTTCCACCCCTAGGGTTTTGGTTTATTGTCATCTTTACTCATTACTTTCTGCATTATGTCTAAGCCTTTCGGAGAAACCTGCACAGTTACATCTTGTACTATATCAGGTCCTTCTTTCTTTTCTTTAAACGTTTCACCAGTTTTAGTATTACGCCACGTAGTTATCGTAGTGCAATCTATTTTATATATATTATCCGTTTTCATTCTCTCTGTTTATTAAAGCATAACTTATGGCGCCTTGTATTTTACTACTGCCTGTAGCTGCTTGCACAGTTATAGCATCACCTGCCTCTAAATTCAAGCCCTGAGGTGAAGCATTAACTTGTGTCTTGGCCGCTACTTCATCCCTAAAAAATTCATATTCAGTGCTCGAATCTGATGAATCTACAAAATTCATGTTTACTAAAATAGCTGATGATGCATCATTGTTTGCACAATAGATACTTTTAACTATAATTGTGCCATCGGTAGGACAGGTAAGCACTGTTGCTTTAGCTGTATCAACTTGTTTGAAACCTTGGTTTTTATAAAAAATACTCATGATAAGAAATAGTTAAATGCATCCTGTTCGTTTTTTAAATCTTGTTGAAAAGAAAAATTAAGCTGTTGTTGTAAAGTATTTAAAGACTCTAATATCTGTCTTTGATTTTCTACATCATATTCAGGTTTTGGTTCAGGTATATAGTTTGTTACTTTAGCCATTAGAAACTGCCTGAATAAGCTGTTGGATCTTTATCATATTGCGCTCTAGTTCTAGCACCATCAAATCTCTGTTTACCACCACCTGTTTGTTTATTATCACCACCATGAAATGATTGACCAAAATCAGATGTCTGGCCACTATCAACTTGTTTTTTTACTTTATCTAAGAAAGTTCTAGTTTGTTTATCTTTGATATCTTTTTGAGTTTTTAAGAAATTAAATTCATTTAAATTGTATTTGTTCATCTCTTCCCAAGTCTTACCATATTGATTTGTATTATCTAAACTACCAAATTTATTTTTCCATCTATTTTTAGATTTTTCAATAGACTCTACTTTATTTGCATAATCTTTTTCAATAGATTCTGCATAGTTACCCAGAAGACTTCTAACATTTTTACCTCTGAAATCTTTTAATGCACCTGATCTAGGATCTACATAGAAACCTGGTACATTACCTGTCATTCTAGATTTAATAAACTGTCTGTCTAAGTATGGAAGTGAATCAAATTTATCTAAACCTCTTATAAATCTCATACCCGGTATAAAATCAATTAATGTTTCTACTCCACTTTTGAATGTTTTAGGTAATTTTTGAGTAATAAAATCTTTTGCTTGCGATAAGATACCTGTAGGCTCTTGGAAAAAATTAGCTTTTTCTAAAGCTTGTGCTTTGCCTATTTTATCACCTAAATAAACTTTTTGACCACCAATTACTTCAAATGGTTTTTCAAATTGTCTAGCCGCGTTTGTTTCTGTAATACCTGTATTTTGATTAGGGAGATAATAATTTTCTTGAAAATTTTGTAGAGATGTTAAGGTGTCTTTAGGTGTAGCAAACATTTGATTAAGAGCTAACTCATTTTCAGCAGCCATATCAGCCATAGATTTAAATGGAAATTGATTTGTTGTATTAACAGGCTGACCTGTAATAACATTCAAATCTGGTTCTGCTGCTCCAGCAGAACCTATATTAAAAAAATTTCCTATTCTCTGTAAAATATTTGGTTTTTCTGCTTGTTGGCTTTGAGCCGTAGCTATGTAGTTCTCTGCTTGTGATCTAATCTCAGGCACATCACTATTCAACATAGCATTTAATTGTTGATCTGATAAACCTATTCCATAACTAATCGATTGTTCTGCCATTATCTTCTTCCATCCGGTTGTGCATCAAGTCTAAAAGTTCCGTATCTCCAGGCTTCACCTGTAGATGTGTTAGCTATCTGAATAGCTACTAATCGACCTCTAGCTCTAGTATCTATCTTATCAGTAGTGGCTGTTATTGTAAAGGGCCCTAACGGAGAGCTGACCGCTGTATTATCAGGATAGTCGTTTAAAAATAATGTAACTGTAGAATTACCACGTAGATATTTAAAGTCCGGTATAAATCTTTTTACAGACATAAAGAACTCTCCATCTCCTCTGTAATCTGCTACACCAGTCATCTGTCCTAATGCGCTTCGTCTAGATGTAATATCCCAATCTCCAGATTTAATAAAAGCATCAATTGATGTAGTACCACTACTATTGACTTGGTCATCACCTATCTCATGAGCATAGTAAATAGAGGAGCCATATAAATTAGTTATACCTGATATTTCAGAAAACACTGGAGTAGCTGTTGAGTTATAATCAGTAGCATAAGGTAAATTATACACCCCTTGATCTTGATAACTAGATCTGTCTAGTGATGACGTTGTAAAAACATTTTCTGAATAATTATAAGTTACACATCTATCAATTTGTGTTGACCCTGATTTAGGGTAGAACCAATTAATTTCTGTAAACAAAGCATTTGGTGAAGAGTAAATAATTTCTGAAGCGTCATAGTTAACTCCTAAATTATCTCCATCTGTACTAAATACAAAATCTTCAACTAAACACGGTAATGATTTTACTGTACCATCAAAGACAAAAAAACCTCCCTCAGCTGACATCCACCACACAGCACCGTTTGCATAGGATACAGCTTTAGGTCCTATACATCCACAGTTTGTACCAACCTGTCTTACAGAGAAAGTAAAAGGTGGACCTACGAATTGAATTACATAAGCTGCTTGATCTGTTAAACAGAACACATAATCTTTACCTTGTATGGCAGCTACAATCTTGTTCCCTGTATCTAGTCTAAATGTACCTGCAGTATTGGTAGAGGATGGAGCATACGTATTTAAATCTTCTTGATTAGAAAATCTTACAAACATCGGATCTTGTGTTAATGAATCACCAATAGTTGTTTCTGTTCCAAAATGAAATAAATGTCTATCTCTATCAGAAACCAAAGTTAATCTTGATTTGGTTGGATTGTTTGTTGTGTTAAAATTTGTTGTAGTTTGAGATGCTCTAATAGCTCTAGGTGTAGCAGCTCCAGCATTCCATGTAAAAGTTTTACCATTAAATATTGTTGCAACTAATACTTCTCCAAAGTTATCAAGGCTCCAGTTGCCTGGATCCAGGATTACGTTGCTTACAGTTCTAGCTGTTCCCCATGTCCCTGTATTCCATTGATATGTGCCCCATCCATAACCTGCAGTTTGGAATGTAGGTCCAACTTCTTCATACGGATTAATCGTTGCCGATCCAGAAGCAGATGCAGCTCCACTTGCATTAACTCTCATTTGAATTGTAAATGTATCATTGTTGGGCACAGTTAATATTTCAAAAGCCCCTGTAGTAAAATCTGATGCCACATATCCTGTAGGCGGTGTAACTGACGAGAAGGTTACATACCTTCCTTTCTCTAAACCATGACCAACTTTGTTAACTGTTACATTATTTTGACTAGAAAAAGTATCAAAGGTAGCCCCTGTAATAGCTGTTGCTAAAGGACTAATGTCATAAAAAGCTCCTTCGTAATATATAAATAGTCCTTGTGATGTTCCAATGGCTACATATTTTTCACCATTAAAGCTGGTAAAAGCGTGTTGAGCACGAGCTGCTCCAGGTAAGGTTTCTTGAGCCTCTGTTAATTGAGTCCAACCCCCTATCTTTTCAGGTAATCCATATCTAAATCTTACAAAATCTCCATCAACCCATTGACCTTCAGCCCCTGAGTCTGTTGCTTGTTTATTAAATCCAGGTTTGAAATTAAGTTTCTGTAGCATAACTCTAGCACTATATAGGGTTTTTGAGCCTTTTGGTAGTCTTATTTTTTGATCATTTTTCCTATTTCAGGGAAATAAATATAATTTAATTTACTATTATCAAATAATTCTTTTAAGTCCAACATAGTTTCTACCAAGACTTCTCCAGGTAAATTTAGACTAGTGTTTATTAATATAGGAACATTGGTTACTTTATAGAATGCTTTAATTAAATTATAGTAATGCAAATTATTTTTCCTGCTTACAGTCTGTATTCTAGAGTCATTATTCTTAGATAGCCCTGTTTGTAAGACACCCTGTTTTTTTATTTTAAACACATACATCATGTAAGGTGATTCTTCAATTGGCATTTCAAACCACTCTTTAGCTTTTTCTTTCAAAACAGAACAAGCAAAAGGTCTGAACCATTCTCTTTTTTTAATT